ATATCGGTGAACAGGTCACCGGTACGCAGGGATTCTTCCAGCGCCTCGAGCATAGCCTTGGCCTTCGCCGGGTCCGTCTCCTTGCTGATCTGCGCCTGGGCCTCGGCCATCTTCGCGGCCTTGGCCGGGTCGATGGCCCTGACGTACTGCATGGCCAGGGCAAAGCTCGCCTCCAGGCTCGACATGCCCTTCTGGATACCGGTGTTCAGCGAAGCCTGGTAGTCAATGCCGGCATCTTTGTAAGCCTTGACTGCATCACTGGAGCCGATTTTCCCTATCCAGTTCTGCAGCTGTCCGGCGGCCTCATCGGGACTTGCGGCGGTGTTCATCTGCACTTGCAGCATCGAGCCCAGTTGGCTCACCGCATCCATACCGGTGAGCCCCTGCCCACGCGCGCTCTCGAGCAATGCCGGGAGCAAGCGTGCCATGTCGGCGGCCTCGAAATTGCCCGCCTGCCCCTGCAGGGCGATGGCCTCCAGGGCCTGCTCCATGACCTTGGGGTCGCTGATCCCAGCTTTCAGCTCCAGGGCCCGCATCAGGTTCGCCGTGTCTTCCACACCGGCGCCCTGGCCCACCGCGAATCGGGCCGCCAGCGCGGTGTAACCTTGCGCCTTGCTCAGTGACATGCCCTTGGCAGTCATCTGCCCCACCAGAGCGGCCACCTCATTGCGGGCCATTCCCGTGTCCCGTGAGGTCTGAATGACGGTGCGGCTCAGCTGTGCTTCCTGAGGCTGATTGGCCACACCGGCCTTGATCGCAATGTCGCGGATCAGTGCCTGATAATCGGCACTGACCTTGACCGGAATGGCCAACTTGCCGATCCCGTCCTTGGCCAAGCCATAAGCCGCCTTGAAGTCGGCCTTGCCCTGGCCAATCTGCTGCAGCCCTCGGGCCTGCAAAGCCGAGCCCCGAGCCACGTTACCCAGCGCCTGATACTCCTGGCGCAGTTTATGGACCTGAACACCCTGCTGGCGCAGGCCATCACGGCTCTCTTCCAACCGGCGCAACAGCCCGGCGGCAGAAGCGGAGCCGGTGTCATGGGCCTTTTTCCATTCATCCTGCAGACGCAGGGTCTGGCCGATGGTCTTTTCCAGCACCCCGGCCTTGCTGCCCTGTGCCTCCAGTTGCTTGATCCGGCCTTCCACCGTCTTGAAGGCGGCGTCCCACGTTGAACTGAGGGCCGTACCTATCACCACCAGCCCTGATTCCAGTTTGCTCGCCATCTGCTACTCCTGCTCCCTGGGTGATGGGCTCAATCCGTGAGCCACCAGACCATGTCGGAAAACCTCATGGTCATGATTTCCTCGGCGGCGAAATGCAGCTCGCTGGCGAGCCGCTTCGCTGCCACTTTCATCACCTTCGGATCAAAGCTCGTCGTCTTGCACCAGGCGAAAATAGCCGGCCTGCAGGCGCTGATAGTCCTTGAGCGCCATGCCCTCCAGGTCCTTGGCGCTGATTTCAGCCAGGCTGGCAAACAGCATCAGCTCACGCTGTTCATCATCGCCCGCAGCCCCGGCATTGGCCGCACGCACATCGCGCACGGTGGGCGCGCGCAAGGTGACCTTGTCGCAGACCACGCCGTTCATCTGCACCGGTTTGCTGAGGCTGATCACGACGTTTTCGGCACTCAGGGTCATCCAGGCCGGGGGGGTGTTGATTGCTTGAGACATGGGGTTGGTTTCCTTACAGGCCCAGGGCCGAACGTTGCGCGGCCAGTTGGTCGACGCCGTTGATTACGCGCTTCATGCCCAGGGCATCGATTTCGTAGATCAGGCGACCGTCGACTTCGAGCTTGTAGTAGGTCAGCGCCACGTTGTGCTTGATCTCGGCCTTGTCGCCGGACTTCCAGTCGCCCATGTCGACCTCCTTGAGCAAGCCGCGCAGGGTCACGATCACCGGGGTGACCTTGCCCTTGAGGCCCTTGAAGGCGCCGCGGAACACACCGTTGAAACCGGTGCCATCGGCCAGGCCGAACATCTTCAGCGACTCACGGCGCACGCCGGTGGTGGTAAAGCCGGCCTCTTGTTTTTCCATGCCCATGTCCAGTTCCACCGGCACGTCCATGCCGCCGACACGATGCTCCTCGGTCTTGAGGGTCAACTTGGGCAGAGTCAGGCTCGGCACGTCGCCTTGAAAGCTGATGCCATCGACGAACAGGTTCATGTTCGCCAGGGTTTCGGGAATCATTGCCATTGCTGCAGCTCCTTAAGCGGCTTGGTCGAGGACTTCGGTCAACCACTGGTTGGTGACCTCGACTCGGAAGTTGGGGTTTTCGGCGGGCGGTACGTCGGTAAAGCGGATGTTCCAGTACACCTTGCCCTGCTCCAGCTGGCTGGCCGTGTTGAGCTCGGTGTCGGCATAGACCTCGAAATTGATGATCGCGCCCTGGTTTTTCAGATCACGCATAAACGCCTGCAAGCCTTCGGTGACATCCTTGACGTAGGTCGCCGTGATCGAGCGGTCAACCGCCCACTTGTGGCCGAAAAGGATGGCGTCCATGACGATGTCCATGGTCCGCACCCGGGTGACAAACGCCCACTTCGGTTCGCTCGACAGCGTGCGGTTACCCCACAGACGGAAGCCGTCGTCGCGGATGACCGTGGTGATGTTGGCGTTGTTCAGCAGATTGGCGCGGCAGGTTTCATCGCCGTCCAGGAACTCGATGGAACGCGAGGTGCCGGTGATGCCGACAAACTCCTTGTTCGATGGCGAAGCCCAGAAGCCGTACTCGTTGTCGGTCCAGGCAAACAGGCCGGCGACCCAGGCCGAGGCCGGTGCGTCGACTGTGGCGCTGGCGCCGTTGTCCCAGTAACGAATGCCCGGATCGACCATATAGGCGCGCTTGGCGCCGAAGTTTTTGGCGTACGCCATGGCCGCTTCGTCGGTGCTGTTCGGGCCGTCGATGATCGCCAGGCCACGCAGCTTATCGGCCAGGGCCACCAAAGCGGTGCCGACCGCCAGAGTCGAACTGTGTTTGGGGGTGACCAGCAAACGCGGCTGGGCATTGAAACGGCTCTTGCCGTCCAGCAGCGCTTGTAGGCCGGTACGCTTGCCGTCGGCCAGCACCCCGCCGATGATCGCCGAGGTCTGCTCGGCCGCGTCCGCCACCTTGGCCACGCCGCAGGCCACGATCACCGCCTTGGCCCGCTGATAGATGGCCTGGCAGGCCTTGGTGATCGCCGCATCCGGGCCCCAGGCCGCGATGGCCTCGCGCTCGTTGGTGATCAGCAGCAGGTCGTTGGCCTTGGCCGTGAAGGCCGGGGCTTCGGTGAAGGTGTCCACCAGGCCGATGATCGAGGACGTCGGCAGCGAAATAGTGCGCGCGCCGGTGTCGACGTTAGTAACGGTAACGCCGTGGAAAAAACCACTCATGGATAAACTCCAGACATGAAAAAGCCCCGGGTAAAGGGGGCTGTAAGGGATGTTGGGTTAAGGGGAAGCGGGAAAGAAAACGCCCCGGCGGGGCGTTTAACTTGGCAATACGGGCCAATCAATGTTTGTGGGAAATTCTGTTTGCAGCTCAACCCGATTCAATGCAACACGGTATTGCTTCCACTTTTTAAGCTCAGCCAGGTCAGCCTCGCTTGCATCGTCCAAATCAACGGCATCCTGCAGTGGTGCAATACGCAGGGCTGCAACACTCAATCCTCGGTCTCGCTCAGACAGTGCCATCTCCCGAAACTGCTCGACCGTTGGCGAGGGCAGATCGATCAGCGCTGGCCTAGCTCCGCTGAAGTCAATCCCTTTGCCAGCTGCTACGCCAGCAAAAATAACGGCATGATCAAGGGTGCTAATGACCTTCGCGTCTGCGGGCAGCGCTGGGTTCACCTCATCATCGAAGAACGTCCGCTCTGAGTTACTGAAAAACATAGTCAATTTAAAATCCCCACGCCGAGTAGAAAACCGTCGATGCTCCCGAACCACTAGATGTCAGGGACGCGAAGGAAAGAGTGGATTTTGTTGAAACGGGAATATCGACGCCAATCGAGGTGTTGTTCAGCCTGGAAGGCGCACTAACAGTGCCCGTTAGTATCCCGGTTGGAAATTGAATTGGTAATGGGATGGCAATCGATTGAGCGCCAGCTGCGGTATAGGTAAAAGCTCCCCACTGGTGAATCATTCCGCCCGGCATTTTTTCATATCCCGCCGCCTGAACAAGCGACTGCCCACTCATGAATAGCTGCCCGACCGCCTGCGCAACAAAGTTATAGGAACAATCGACCGAGATAACCCAATTAGAAGTCCCATCTGATGTACAAACGACAGAATCACCGCTGCGCATCACCCCGGCGGGCGCTATCCATTGCAGCATTCCTGACAAGGTGTCGCCACTTACAACCTTCAAAGTATTAGTGCCCGCAATAGCACTTGCGGCGTGAATAGTGATAGACGCACCAGGCCGGACGGTACTTGCCTTCGGCAGCGTAAGCGAGCCCCCGCCGCTGCCGCCGAACACCACCAGGGAACCGGCGTCCGCCGCACTTAAAGCCACGTTCGCGCCGCTGAGGTTTTCTGTCCGAATCGCGCTGAGTTGGAGCCCGGCCGCACTGAGTTTTTTGGGCGTCACAAAGACAGTGTCATCAGTGCCTGCATTGACCTGAGCCTGCGTGCCAACTTTTGCAGTTCCTTGATTGCTCTCAGTCGCTTGGGCAGCCAGCGTTGCAACATCAATATCTCCCTGATTGACTGGTGCGTTCCAGGCCTTGATACACCACATTACCGCCAAGTTGCGTGGTCGGGTTTCACTGCCAGCGCGAGGTGAACCATTGACCCCATCCGTTACCGGCTCGCCCGTCGTAGCACGATCTACCATCCCGGCAGAGTTCGCAGCGCCCCCAGCCCCTGCTCCGTATGTCACGTACGCAGTGCTTGTACCAAGCGGGCCGTGCCGATGGCCCTGAAACTGGTCGAGTTGATAACTGCCCAAGGCTCGCCCAGCATCAGCACCACGCCCATGATCCCAGCCACGCAAAA